ATACCAGCGCAATCTGCTTCTATCTTATCAATCTCTATTAGTTCTACATATGGGAGAGTTTGAAATAAGCTATCGTACTGCATTAACTTATTCTCTACATCTTGTCTTCTTATTAATGTCTTAGAGTGCTTTAGAAGCAAGCTATATATAAACCTGTCTGTTAAGAATGCATCTTCAGTTACAATCTTAAATACATTTCTTATTCTTGATATGGATTCTCTAATGCTTGTCATATCTATACTTTAATATCTATTGTTGAATTATAACTTACACTTAAACATCTTGGCCAGCTTTTTTTAAAGTAAGCACTTGCTTTTCTTTTATATGCCTGTAAAGGATTAAACGTAAACAACTTTGTATTCCTAATCATTGTTCTTAAAGTTTTATTCATAAAAACAATTCTCATAATATTATTATCAGTGTCCCAATTTTTATGGTAAACAATTGTACCAAGCTCTTTAGACTTGGCATAATCAACTGGTTTACGCTTAGGCTTACCTGCATTATTAATAAAGACCACACCAATATTTTCTGGAATTATAACTCCATATATATTAATCATAGTCTCCTCTGTCATTATTGAATTAAATGCCCGCATGATTTTTACAATATCCGTCTTCTTTACATTGTGCTCAGGATAACGATTGTTAAAATCTTTTACTTCTTTATAGTCAATTACCTTACTTTTCTTTTCAGTAACTCTCGGTTTGTTTAAGTCAACTCTCATACAATATACTAATTTTTGTTCAAAAATACAAATTAATTTATAAAAACAAACCCCGAATCTCTCCGAGGTTTGTTCTAGTCAGCCACAATAAACCAACCTTGTGACATCCTTAAAGTTGTTGTTGCTGTTTTTATTAGTTAAGTACATGGTGTTGGTGTTGGTATTAAAGTTGCACACGGACTTATATAACTCATTAGTCCTGACAATTGAATTATAAATCCACCAAGTTGATCAGCGTGACCAGCGTTTTGACTAAAGGCCCAAGTGTCAGCGCTACCTGTAATATCAGGTGAATATGCACCTGCTGCTGTAGCATTATAACTTGATGGAGCAGTTGATGTAAAAACCGGTATATTTTCACCAGATATAATATTACTTATCATACTTCTACCTATAGAGCTATATTCAATGCCGGCTAATGCTCCAGGATATGTTTCATCATATAAAATACTAGACATTAATAGCGTCCCATTGCTTCCAATTGTTAAACCTACTAAAGAATGTAAACCAGCATTTTTATTGCCAGTAGTTGTTACTGTTCTAGCAATAACATTTCTAGTATTTAAAACATAACTACCATCTAGTGTATTACCTACTGGTATAACTGATGTTGGAATTACTGAATTGCCTCTATTAAACCTAAGACCAATTGCAGTAGTAGCTGTTAACCATGGAGTAACGCCCGCGTACCCAAGTAATTCACATGAATCAGCAGCGCTACCAGAATCAACAGTATTAAATGTTTTTCCTTTTTTAAATGTAACATAGTCATCTGAATCATTTGACAATTCAATAGCACCACTAGCACCACCATCACCAGTTCCCATAGGAACAACTGCATATCCTCTAAAGTGAATTACGTTTCCAATTCTTCTACATTGTGGTCTACCTGGATTAGCAGCCATAAATGCAAACCCTAATAAGTTAACCCATCCTGTGTCTTGAACATTTGCAACAAGTACGCCTCCGGTGTAATCTAAATCAACAGTATTTGTATCTAATATTGATGTTGGAATACCAGGCATGCCTTGAGCGCCATTCAATCCATTTGCTCCATTTGAACCTGCAATACCGGGTATTCCTTGAATACCTTGTAAGCCGATTGCACCAGTTAATCCAACAGGTCCTGCTGGCCCAACAAATCCACGAGGGCCTCTGAGCTTTACTTCTGCATGCTTACAACATGTTTTATCTGTACAATTACACATATCTTTTTAATTTATGGACAATTTGGAATAGTTATTCCTAAAGCTTTTAAAGACGCTACAATTTGGTCTCTATAATATCTAGGTGTTTCGGCTGCTAATGTATCTAGGTTGCAGTTAAAATTAGATGTGTAGTAGTCATTTAAATTAAATGGAGGTGTATACACTCCAACATTTATAAGTGTTGCTCGTGTCAAGCCTCTGAATCCATGAGAAACATCTTGATCTGATGTAACCCTAAATGCAGTTCCATATATTCTATACCCATCAAGAATAGATTGAGCAATATTGGCGCGGCAATCTACCATGTCATTATCATATTGAACTGTTCTTCCGCTTGGATCAAATGGTCTTGTGTCACCATATCCATATACAGAAGACTCATCAGAAAAGGTTAGGTTTATTACTTTTCCAGGTGTACCCACACCCCTTTGAAAGTTTCTATCAGTTCCTAAGCATTTTACAAATCGCTCACTATAATCCCAAACTCCATTAATATCAAACATATTAAATAGTTTAACCCTGTCCGCATATATTAACGGATCATTATTATAGAATGGCAATAGACAGGCCTTTAATTCATTTGCATATAAATCTAACAATGGTGCTTCTGTAGTTTCTATTGAACCAGAATTGTCAAACCAAATATTAATTTGATCATCTATATCTAAATTTATTGGAGGAGGTATCTCTGTGCAAGGAGTTGATATAACTTCAGTGCAGGATGGTGCACCATTACATTCAGATAAAGTAAAACCTGGATCACAACTCCATGTTATTACTGCTCCTGGTGCAGGAATTAATAAAGGAGGAACACTTACAAGGTCTTTTGTAGAGAATATTATGTATGGGTCAATAGCTGTAGGAACAATTAATGATGGAACCATTAAATTATTAATCATGTCCGTTTCACTTATATCATATATCTCTGCACCAAATGCGCGATATGATAATATATTATATCCAGATAGTTCTAAAATATGACTTCCAATAGGTAGAGTTATTGGAAACATGTGCCAAAAAACAAATGGTCCTGTTTGCAAACCAGTAAGCGGTGCTCCTCCAGGAAATGCTGATGCCCATAAATTAACTAGATTAGTGATTCCGCCACCATTAAAAGTAGTTGAATTTATTGTTGCTTTAACCTGATTGTCTCCGGCCATGCCAAAAACATATTGTTTTTCAGCAGTTATATTAATACAGTATCTTAAAGTTAACCACTCACCATCAGGAAATGGAGTTGGATCATATGCCCACACACTAGACATATTTAGTCTTCCTGCTGTTCCACTGCCGTCTTCATCCCAAATTGGATTTGAAGATGTTTGTTGTATAGTTACTGTAGTGCCTGTGCCTGCGGCATCTACAACTTTATAGCCAGATGAAAAACCTGTAGGGCTAAATCCATTTAGTGGAAATATTTTAGTGCTTATGTCTTCATAAAGTCTTGCTCCAGAACTACTATATGCTGTACTCATGTCCCCGGCCCCTAACTCATATGTTGCTCCACCAGACGGTGTAGCAGCAACGGTTGTAGTTAGCTCGCATTCATTTGTTAAAATATTTAAAACTTGTCCATCTGGACATTCACAAGGACATGTAATATCACACCAACCGGTACCATCAAAATACTTTAGAACACAATTGTTTGGGTCTAGCAATTTAAATGTACCTGAACTATCAATAATACTTACATTGCAATCACAAGGATCAACCCAATTAGTACCATCAAATATTTTATAAGTACTCATCTATTATATACTACATGGTTGAATCCAAATATCTCCTGGTTTAAGCGCATTATTTCCAGAGGCGGGAACAAAATTAACACCGTATCCTTCAATTGTAGAATAAAGAGTATTAAAATCAGCGGGAGTTGGTTGACTAACTTGAGAAAATATAGCTAATCCTCTACCGGAATATCCTTGGTCTCCCTGTATGCCTTGCAAACCAGTTGCTCCAGGAGCACCATCAATTCCATTTGTACCATTAACACCATTTGCCCCAGGCAATCCCGGAGAACCAACCGTTCCACCGGCACCAGCTGGACCAACGCTTCCTGTAAATCCTTGGATACCTTGAATGCCCTGTAGTCCTTGTAAGCCACTTGGTCCTTGCGGGCCAGTGATACCAATAAGCCCCTGCGCTCCGGTTGCTCCTGTGTCTCCTTTAAATCCACGCGGACCTCTAAGTCCTTTTGGGATTACATTACAAGATCCAGAACAATTAGTATTTTCACAATTTACACACATCTTATTATTTTTTATATAGAAAATCTTCTTACAGCCCGTACCGCGGATCCAGAGGTCTTACCTTGTACCCAAGTATAACCATTAGTAAAAGAATACTGGTATGCTAAAGTAGCATCATACTCAGTACTACTCCAATAAGAATTAAAATTTAATTCGGTACCACCTACTATACTAAGTCCCATTTGAACTTCAAATCTATTGCTATATAACTTAGATAATTCATCAACAGCTGGAAGATACCAATCTATTTGACCCCAATTAGTACTAGAATCACATAAAACAGCGGCTGTTCCCGTTGTTATACCAGCCGGAGCCCCAGCTGCAATCATTAAAGCCGTATTAAGAGATCCAGTGTTTGTAGATTCAGCATTAGCTATGTCTACATATGCTGTTGCCCATTGAACATTTGTGCCTACAGATAAATCTACAAGATCTACAATTAAATAATTTTGTGTAGCACCCAAACCTGGAGGTCCACCTGGTGTAGATGAAATCCATCTATGATAAATTACTCCTCCTTGAGCATTTACATATTCACCAATTTCATATCTCCATGAGTTTATTGTTACCGTTTGTCCAGAAATACTTGTATTGATTTCTTTTTGTCCAACAAATGTAATTACCTCATTTGGTGAATTTGCTGAAACATTACCAGCTGTAGAGTTAAAAGTTAACCATGTATTTTGTGCAGTTCCAGACCCTGGAACACCTTGAATACCCTGAATACCTTGTGCTCCCGTTGGACCTGGTATACCCTGTGCGCCTTGAGCACCCGCTGAACCAGCAACCCCTTGAGGGCCAGTAGCACCTGCAGCACCAGCTACCCCAGCGGCACCAGTTGGACCAGTAGGGCCGACAGCACCTTGTGAAGCCAATAAAGCCCAGTTGGTTGGATCTAAAAGTGGATTAGTTGGAAATGGACCAACGGCATTTAAACAAAACCATGAAGCACCATTAAATCCTACAGCGTCATCAGGAGCATAAATACCTAAAGGTGACCATGAACCTTGCCAGTTTAAGCCAGCGGGTCCAATAGGCCCAGGAACACCTTGCGCACCCTGTGGTCCAGTAGCACCTGTTGTGCCTGCACCACCTGCAGAACCAGCAGTTCCTTGTGGTCCAGTAGGGCCAGCCACTCCTTGAATTCCTTGAACACCAGCAGGACCTATAGGACCAGCGGGGCCAGTACCTCCACCACCTCCACCATTAGCACAAAAATAAGAAGTTATGCTATTTAAAGCTGTAGAAACAGATGAGTTAGCTGTTACAACTGTATCTAATCCGCAAATAATTGCTGGATCAGTATATATAATACATTTTGAATCAGTAATTTCTGTACACGGTTGTGGTGTTGGACATACAGGATCAACGCATCCACATGCACAATCACAATTTGTTTGATTGGTTACTACCTGATTATTTTGTTGACAAGATGCACACGCCATTTTATATGTTTTTTAATATTGACTATCCAATATAGGTTAATAAAGAACTAATAGACATAGAGCAATCGCTACATTTAACAACAATTCCCAAAGCTGCTATTACTCCTAATAAATTTAAATAATCATCAGCAGTTAGTTCTGGATGATTAAGTTGTAGGTAATTAAATAAAATACCCATACCACTATAATTATTAAATGAAGATGTTTCAAAAATTCCACTTTCAATAATAGTGTTTAAATAAAAATAATCAGTAGATGCACTTGCCGCCTGTATCCAAAGTTGAGATGCTTCAGAAAAATCTGTATCACAACATCTTGGTTGAGATGTGTATTCTAAAACCCATGCGGCCAAAACAGTAGACCATGTTGAAAATGAACTTAAATGTTCAATACAACAAATTTCTGTAACCGGAACTTCTTGAATTAAATCTAATACTAATTGATCATTTCCAATAAAATACAAACCTGATCTACAATCTGGGCAACATAAGGTTTTATTGTTAGAAATTGATATTCCTGAAGATAAAACTTGAACCATTGCTAAAGGTAATGTATATGTGTATTCAGTAGGCGGTGGCACTGGAACTGGAAAGTTAACAGAAATACCAGACAAGGTTGTCATTGCTATTAGATCATCAGTATCAGTTCCTACTAATGAAAACACATCCTTCATCATATAGATTAAAGGATTTATGCATAGTGAAGTTGCACATGAGCATTTGTCTGTCTTACATTTTGTACATCCCATCTTTTAAGTCTATAAATAAATAGTAAAATATGCGCTAGCTGAACCTATAAATAAATTACACCCATCACACTTTATAACAATACCAGCATTAAACATTCCGGTTAGTGTTGCTGCAACATCATAGTATCCTGCTGCAATTAAGTAATCATTTATTATACATAAAGACGACTCACCATTCATGGAATTATATTCAAAAAGACCTGTGGTTATAATTGAGCCACCGCTATTAATAGAGGAAACACAATCAACAAAGTTGGTATCACAACAAGGCAATAGTTGCAAGGTAGCTAATCCAGGTGCTCCTGCTGGGCCAGTGTAATTATAACAACAAGTCAATGAAGGTAATAATGTATCTAAAGATGACATGAATGCAGATAGAGTACCTAAGTAGTATATATCATCACATGTAGGACAGCAAAATTTATTTGAATTAGTAACAGACACACCTGCATTTAATAATAAAAGTATTTCTGTTAAAAGAGTTGTGTTGTTTTCTGTAGAAGCAATGATTGCCTCATCAATAATATATAAAATTGGATTTACACAAATTGGAGTTCCTGAAACCACAACAGGACACTCAATATGAGATGTCAATGTAATAGCATTATTTGTAGATGTACATTTCTTTTTCATCTTATCCTCCAATTAATAAATTTAACTGCGCCTGCATGATTGCAATTTGCTGAGTAATTTGTAAAATTGTATTGTTTTGTGTTTGTATTACAATTTGTTGATTACAAAATTCAACTCCTAATGCCGTAACATAGTCTGTCATTGACATAACTGTACCATATTGTAATTGAAGACAAGCGGCAACCGCCATATCGCAATCAGGACAGCCAGATGTACCAGCTATCAAGCCAGTTCCAGTTGCATTTTTAAGTGCTGCTACCTCGTCAATAAGTAATTGAATTAATTCAACAAAATTTGATGGTAAACATTCTTTATCAGTAAGCCCTGAAAGATCATATGATTGAACATCTAATAATTCAAAAATCTTACAAATCTTTTTTGCAAGTTCATTAATTACTTCACTGATTGAATCTCCGTGACAAAGATCAATACAACATAAATCTGGACCTTGCCATACAACACAGTTACTTGTTGTTACAGCACACCCATTGCTTTTAGTATTTGTTGGCTTTCCCATAACTATTAATATACAAATTTTTAATTAATTATCCTAATATTATAAACATGATGTTGTGCTTTCGGTGAATTGCACGGGTACTATTAAATTGTCTGCTAAAATATAAATGCTAGCACTTGTTTGTAGAGTAATACCACACACATATGTTTGATAAGGTGTATTTACTTCTGAAAATGAAACAATGGTCACATTACCTAGGCAGTTCTTAAAATATAAATACCCTTCTATTCCGCTTGGAATAGTAATAATATATTTTTTACAGGTTAATGGAGATGGTAATACTGGACAACAAGCCTTAACATCTGTTGCTATATCCATTTTAAGTATTTCCAATTCAATCTGTGCTTGTTGTAAATCAACCGGGCAACAAAACTGCACGCCATATCTTAGTGCCAGAACTTTTTGATACATAGCATCTCCAAATGTACAAAATATAGACTCTGCTTCATTTGGATCAACATTGTTTACTATAAACTCTGGGTAAATAAGCTTGTGGTTTGTAAGCGGTAAAATTACTTCTGGTAATGGCAAACATTCTGCGCAAGTTTCTACACATTCCACATCAATAAAAACATCCTCCCACTTAAGTTCTTGATATTCTTCAAAACAACCAGCTTCTTCTACCTTAAAGCATCCTGATATAATGTTTCCATTTATATCTTTTATAGCTGTAAGAACAGATTCAAGTAGTGTGTCTGGATGATGACCATTGCTATACTCACCTTTAAATAAAAATACAGCAGACAAACCATTTACTTCTAAAGCTTTCCCTGTTGAGCAACAGGTCAACTGATATTTTTCATCTAAAATAGGCATAATAAAAATATTAAGGTGTTTGTCCTTCGGCTATTTGCTTATTGACAAAATTAACACACGCTGTGCAACAAGGTTTTCCATTTGTTGCATTTACTAAATAAGTTCCGGTACATGTACATGTACCACAATTAGGACAAGTTTGAGCTGACATTTTAACAAAGTTTACATGAATAATTATCTAATAGTTTTTTAGCATAGTTATATAAAACCATAGCCTGCTTTGCATCTAAACAATATTCTGCTTTTGCTTGCGCTGCATCTATATAACCAGTTATTTCCATCAAAGATATAAATTTATTTGAAGTCTCGGGTATAGGTTCACACGCACTTAATTTTAAATTACACCACTCTTGTTTTAATTTAGCTCTTAATGCTGTAACTCGCAGATGATTATACTCAACATACATTTTATCATGTGGTGAAATAGCATATTTAATTACATATATACCATCAGGTATTGAATCAAATTCAATCCCGCAAGATACAAGTTGTATTTCAAGATCACATGCTGATAAATTAAAGATGAATCCTTTAACAACTTGTGGTATTGTAGTGTTGTCAAATGTAATGCAATCATTATATCCCGGAACTAACACTTGTACCGTAGGACAAACATAGGGCATAAGCGGATCATATATGCTGGTGTCTTCTATGCGAAGAACACAGTCAGTCATTATGTTTGGAATATTTAAACTTAAGGAATTTGTTGCCATGAAAATAGTTTTAAAAAAAAATGGAGAATAGAGAAAGCCCTATCCTCCATTTAGGAAACATATAATTTTGTATACTTATATTGCAGCAGGAACAAATGGTGTGTGTCCGAATGTTGTTAAAGTAACAACACCACCAACAGCAGCAGCACCTAACCAAGTTGCCATAAACGCTTCAAAAGCAACCGCAGTTGCAACGGTAGTATATATATTTAATGCATACTGATCATCATCATAAATTCCAGAAGGATTATTATAACGAGGAACACTGTGTTGTAATACATAGCGAGTATATAATGCATTGCGATTAATTGCAGCAAAGTAATTATCTCCTTGTGTAATCTCACGAATACGGCTATCATTACTGAAGTGATTCTGTAAGTAAGACTCATCAAGAATAACATCTCTTAAAACTTGCTCACCAAAACCTTGTCCAGCAAATCCTTTAGATTCACAAAATACACAAAGCGCTGAAAAGTCACATGGATCACCAGTTAAGTCAGTTAAAGATATATTCATTTGAACAACTTCTTTTTCAAAGAAATCTGTATTCTGGAATGAACAGTTACCAAACTTAGTTTCAATGTAAGATCCAATTAAACGGATACCAGCAAGTGAACCTGCGATAAATCCTGGAGATACATAAGTAGTCCATACGTTAGTACCAGGGTAACCAGCAGCAACAGCTTCAGCAGCAGTAGCAAATAAAGGAATACCATTTTGAGTATAAACGATTGGTCTTACAAAATTTTGCATCCAAATATCGTTTATGATTTGGTTAGCCCAATTAATCATTACCAATGTAGAATCAACATTTGGTGGTACAATTGTTCCAGCTGGACAACATCCTGTGTAAGCAGCAAGAGTTTTGTACAAATCATGATTTAAGTATCTAAGGATTGGAGAACCCCATAAATCTAAACGAAGATTGTAAGTTTCACCACATACAAAATCAGCAGCACATCTAGCACGGCTATTATATTTAAGTGTAGCAACTGGTACAGTAGATACAATACCTGGAATAAAAGGAACAGAAGGTCCTACTGTTAATACATCACCAACAACATATCCTTGACCAGGAGCTGTAATTGTAATAACTGTAACAACGCCAAGACCATTCACTGTAACTGAAGCTAAAGCTCCAACACCTGAACCACCTGTTAATGATACATTAGTATAAACACCTGGAGTATAACCACCACCACCTACAATAACACCTAAAGTTGCAATTGAGTTTAAGTTGATGTTTGTATTTCCAATGTGACAGATAGACTGCTCAGAAGCAGCACCAGTCATTTTAGAAAATTTGTGTACAAATCTAGGATTAATTTTCTTAGACTTGTTAGACTCTTTGTACCCTCCGTGGAAAGGTCCAATTTTATCATTCAACATTAATGAAGATGCAGCAAATACCAATGGCTGACCAGCAATAACCGAAGCAGAAGCCGCGTTTACTGATAAGTAGGTATCTGGATTAAAAAATCCATATGTTCCAACGCCCAAAGCGAAAGGAGCTGCAGCATTACTTAATACTGAAGAGGACAGACCAGCGTCAACCAAAAGTCCATCAATTACACCCGCAGAAACACCAGGTACTGATGCTTGAGATGCTTTTGTACCTACAAATGATTTGCGGTACGCATGATTAAAATAACTCATTTTTCTATTTTTTTAATTTATAAACAATACTATAATATAATAAATAATATTCACATATGCAAATGCAAATTAAATTTATTTTTTAGCCTTGGGTTTAGCCTTTGGTTTTTCTCCAGCTTTTTTATCTTTTGCGCCCTTAATCCAAGGTGGAATCCATTTGCCCTTTTCGGGCGCTGCTTTTTTCTTTGCTGTTGCCATGATTATTTTAAAAATAAAAGTTTATACTTTGTTGATGACAACAATCTTTTTACATTGTCAAGCTCATTGCTAATTTCTGAAAAACACATAATGTCTTGCAAAGCACAAATCATATCATATATTTCTCTAATGTAAATAATAGCCTCCTCTACAGAGTTAAGACTTCTTGGACAACAGTCAGGAAGAATTAATATTCTTTCAGCTGCGCCTTGATAAGCCTCTGTAATAGTATCTATTAAATCTGGCAGCCCTTCATACAGCGGGCCTATTGCAACATGCACGGCGTGTGCACCAGGGCCTGCTACTTTTAAATGCAGTTTATGAAATGAAATAGATGCATTCATTAATTCACAAATACAAACAGTTGTTTCCTCAACACAGTGGCTACCGGATGGTTTTGTATAGGTTTGATTTGTCACTACTTGTGTTGGCCTTTTTAACAGACCTCTTTGTGGAGTGTTCATTTTATTCTTAATTATTTGTTTCAACTGAATTGTCAGCAATTTGATTAGCGGTTATATCTTCTAGATCACCAGATAATATTTTAACGCATTCATCAATAAAAAGTTCTATTAAATCATCTTTAAACTCACACTCTACATTAACTGTAGAGATGAGCCCTGTATATGGATTAGATACACCACTTATTTCTATTCTCCTAGGTTGTCTATAATAAGTAAGTGTTGTGTCTACAATATCAAACTCATTATTAGTAAATATTTTAACCTTGTTATTAGCTATAGTACAAAAAGTTTCAGACCAATCAAAACTTGGTTTTTTATTATAGTCCCTTAGTAACTCTTGTATATTTGCTTCTTCAGCTAAATAAATCATCATTCCTCTTTTATCAGGGCAACATTTAGATGATGCTTTAGATGATAATGACTTCCATTCAAAATAATTTGTTGGTAATGTCGGAGATGCATAATACAAATCCTTCTTTACCATGTTTAATTTTTTCTCAGTTAAAAGCACCTGGAGATCATCAATTCTTCTTTTGCTAGACTCATCACCCGTTTTAGACATGTTTGTTCCAACTAAATTTCTCCTACACCAAGCAACTTGCCCTTTGTTAAAAGCTTCAACAATTTGCCAAGGCATGATATTATCATAGTCATTACTAGCCAACTTGTTGATACGCTGCTTAACTTTTATTTGTATAGTGTCATTTGTCATTATTCAAATTATTATAAAGTATTCAAAAAAGAAGTTGTTAAATCAACCCACCCATTATTAAACTTTTTAAAAGAAGTAATTTTTATATAAGAACTATATGTGTCATCTGTATTTATAAATGTTCCAGTACAATAAAATACATCTATATTTGCAGGCACATTAGCTGAAATACCAGTAGCGCCAATTAAATATGCATCTGAAGCAGCTCTAATTAATTCTGTAGCATACTTCATTCTCTCACCATAATTAGGCAAAGCTATAATTGCTAATCGATTTGGGAATAGTATATTAGTTAAAACAAAGTTTTGATAATCATCTGGAAAGTTTACCGCCAAAGGAGCAACAGCATTTGCTATAACCCATCCAATTGCTGTAGCAACAGCTCCACATGTGTTATCTAAACCACTTGTGTTTTGTCCTCTACGTCTAACTCTTCCTAAATGTCCATCTATAGACACGCCTATGTGTGGCATGTTAATTAAAAACAAAGCTCCTTTTGTATTTGTTGTTGCATGACTAGCCCACGCAATTAATCCAAGACGACCTGTGTGTGGATAACCAGCTAAACCACCAGACATAAACGCTCCTAAAAATTCATTAAGTGATGCTGGTGTTTGTCCTATATTGTTTACATCTACATAGATAGGCCCATTAATATCATCTGAACAAATAGAATCAGATAAGATAACATTGTCTGGAGCATATCCATAAGTAGAAATAAAAGACTTAGCCTTATCTCCAAAATATTCTGCAGTTACAGAACCTGGATAAAATGATTTAACAGTATTGCCATAAGCCGTTGGGTTAATTTGATTTTTTTCAACTGCCTCAGCAATAAGAAAAAAATTACCATTTTTTGGTTTAGTTTGACTATATACTAAACTACCAGGAACAATATTTCCTAGTTTATCTTTTAATGCAAATGCTCTTAGATTACTCATTTTCCTTTAACTTTTTTTAGTTTTGGGTTCTTGCGTTTTGCGGCAGGTGATGCCTTTCTTGAAGAGGCCGCTAATATTGCACCAGCAGCCTCTTTAGAAATTCCTTGTTTAGCAGCAATACTAGATTGAACTGCTTTAAAACCGGGGTGTTTTTTAGTTGCCATTTATTATTAGCACTTTTTACCCATCTTTCCACCCATAGCTTTTTTAGGAGTTTTGCCACCCATAGCCATTTTTTTAGCACCTACTTTGCCACCATTTTTCATTTTACCTTTTCCATCTGCTGCGAAAGCTGGAACACTTTTCCCATCTTTCATTACCATTTTCATTGCTGCCATTGTATTTAAATTTAAAAGTTACTTACCCCAAATATCTTCAACCTTAGCCATTAATAAATCCAACATGTCATCATTCACTGGATTTTTAAGATACTCTAAAATATCAGAAACATTTCTTCCTAACATTACATTTTGAGAAGCCTCATGCAACATACCGTCAGGTTTTACTATAATATACTTATAAAAACTTGCGTCTTTAATAATTGCTTTAATTTTTAAATCTTCACTTGAAATTTCAGTTGAATCAATAAATGTTTTAGCACAACGCTTCTTATCGCTATCATATCCAAGACCATTAATAAATTTGTCCATGTTGTCATAGATAACATCTTGTAATGTCTTATTTGAATATTGAGAACTGTTACCATCAATATTTTTGGCAATATAAAATAATTTTCTTGGATCTTTGTCTGCAATTTCTTGTAATAAAGACAATGCTTTATTACGCAACTTGGTGACATTGGTCTTAGTAGTTATAGAATCAATTTGTCTATCTAAGTACCATTTTTGCTTTGTTCTTTTTGCCTCTTCAAAACTTGAAGCAACTAATGAAAAGCCACCACTCTCTATAGCTTTAACAATGATGAGATGATCTAAATTTTCTTTTGGGTCTAATAACTGATCATCATTTCCTAATTTTAGGAATACCTTACCCCATACTTCTGAGTTACTTGGGCCAAACATTTCTACTTTAGACCAAAACTCTTTATCTTCTGGATCAATTTGATTAAATGCTCTTTCTCTTTCAAGTGTAGCAATGGTTTCGCGAATATCTTTTATAACCGCACTTTTTCTTTCAGCGTCTTTGATTTGTTTAACTTCTGGTGCATATTCATTTAACCCTGTTAAATATCTTGTTTTACCATTTTGTTCAATGGCCGCAAGTGTTTCAACTTGAAAGGTGTTTGGAAATACTACATAGTTATACTTTTCTAAGCCCATGTTTTCTTGGTTAGGATCGGTATAAGCTTTTATGCTTACCTTTCCCAGTGTTTCTAATTTTTGATTCATTTTTGGTTGGTTTTGGTTTATGACTGACAAATATAATAAAAACAGCTCATTTTATAGAGTTGTTTAGTTATTTTAGGATAATGATGCTATTATAGCATTTAATTTTGTTTCAATATTATCTAATCTTATTTCTACTTCTGCACGAAGTGGTGCTACTGTTGTTCCTGTTAAGGCTGTAGATGGGGCCAAAGGACCAACTGTTGATACCGCGGCTTTCATTAAACGCACCGCTTCATTTACATGAGCAATACGAGCTGTTGCTGTATCTGCATAAGACGCTCTTTGTAATACTGGATCTGGACTTGCAATCTCAATTTTAATTTCAGACATCTTTTTTAAGTTTAAAAAAAGGGACTGGTTTCCCAGCCCCTTTATATTATAAATTATTAATTATAATGAACCACCAGTTACTGGGTTTCTCATGACAATTTTTAACACTTTGGTAGGATCTTCTACTTTGATTGCAGGCATTGCTTGCGTCATGTAGATTTGGTATCCGTTAAAGTTACCAGAAGAAGCAAAACCTTGAGTTCTTCCCATATAATCCATAGAACCATTAACATATCTCCAAACTAAATCTTTGTTCCAAGCACACTTCAATAATTTAATATTGTCTGAACCATTATCAGTAACATCAAATATAATGAAAGAGTAAGAAGAAAGACGGAAACCATCAATGATTGGATTTTCAATCTCATTGTTTTGTAAGTTGTCAAATGCAGGATTCAAAACAAACTTGATGTTTGCTAAGAAAGGAATTGTATAACTTGTGAAAGAGAAACCAAAAGATAAATCCATTCCGTTACCTTTTATAGCATCTAATTCATGGGCATTCATAACAAGACCAGAAGCAAACGCTTCTTTTTTGATAGCCTCATTAATAAGTCTCATTCCACCCATTCCTGTTTGAACAATAAGATCTCTCTTAGGATCTGGACCTTGAAAATCAACTTTACCATTAAAGAAGTTGAAGATCTCAGAACGGAAGATGTCTAATCTGAAATCAGACTTATTGTAAACATGCTTGTAAGATAAATCTAATTGCTTCCATAAACCTACTGATAAACGTAAATCATCTGGACCATCTTGTTTGATGCGACCACCTTTACCCCACATAAGGTATGTTTCAATATCATAAGCAATTTTAGAAAGGTGAGCTGCTTCCAATTTAGTAATAAATGAACGCACTAAGTTACCATTGTCCATTGCTTTTTTCACATAACCTTGTCCTTTAGCAGCAACCATTCCTTCTAATGAATTGATAGAAGGATCTATTGATGTGTCAAAGTTTTTCCAAATTTCTGTAACTGGGATAGAACCATCAGCTTTCATTCCACCTTTTTCCATTAACTTCACTCTAGAAGAAATAGAATAGTGAACGTGAGCATCAGCATTTCCAACATAGTTGTAAAATTCACGAGATGAGTGAGTCATAGAAAGATCAGAATATCTTTCACCATATTCACCTCTTGCAGAACCTACTCGGAAGTAGTATGTATTATTAGCTAAAAATCTATTATCAAATGTTCCAGCTGAATCATTATTTGGCATCTGAACAGTATAGATAAAACCATCACCCATATCAAGGATGTCTTCATCAGTTACATAAAGTTCTTTTCCATTAAATTTGTCATAAGTGATAATATCACCATGTCCAAATACACGCTTGTTCAATTTGATTTTGAACGGAGTTCCATCAATACCTTTTGCGGTATTTCCTGCGTCAAGATCTTCCATAATAAAAGGAAGTTCTTCAGATACAGGTGTAGACCACTTGTATTCGCCTCTTGGATGATCAACCTCAATAACGTTCTTGCCATTAAAAGAAGACATTTGGTATAAAGGCATTTCTAACTTTTTAACTTGTGCCCATAATTCAATAGGTCCTAAGTCATCAGGTTGAGAATCCTTCATCAAATTCATCAAGTGGTAAGAATCCACATGAGAGCTTGCGGTGTACATGTTGTCCCGAAGGAACATGCCATTGTTTAAAACTGGAGTTGCCATTTTTATATATATATTAATTGTTTACACTTTATTACCTGGAGAAAAGTGATTTGCCTTGCCTTCTTAGGGGCTCTCTTTTGGCAGGCACTCGTCCTCCATTTCCATTATTTGTATCACCTATTCCTGTAGATGATGTATTCCTAGATGCTTCTTCAGTTCTTAATTGTCTAACTGTATTAGCATTTGCTACATTAGCGCCCAATTGCTTTACTGATGTTCTGTAAGCATCTGGATCAGCTAGTAACCATAAAGCTTCTGCCACTAGTGACGGGTTAGCTTTAGGACCAAACTGATGTTGTTCAAGTAAGTAACCTAATGCATTCGTAGGATTACCTTTTGAATCTTGATACTTAGTGGCATCTGTTAAGCCGTAGTATAACATTGTTTGCACTTTGTTATTTAATGGAATACCATTTAAATTATTTGAATTTAACGTGTTGTAAACAACATCATGATATTTTTTCTCCATGTCTACTTTGCGAGTTTGAGCTGATTGCTGTTCTTTCAACCTTCTCTCAATTACCTCTGCCTGTCTTGCATCTAACTTTGGCTTATATCTTTCAGCATACTTTGCTAAGTCACCACGGTCTTTAAGTACATTTACTTCATCTTCAATTTCTTCAGTAGAACCAAATCCGGTAAGATTTAAATATTGTCTAGCAATATTTTCTTGATCTACCTCATTAGACACATCTAAATCAAATGTTTCTTGTGCTCTTGCCAATTGACTAAATACTGATTTAATATCTTGGCCGCCATTTAATGCATAATGAATAACTGCTTGAACTTCTTCAGGTAACTGTTGAAACAATTGAACTGGAGCATTTTGTGCTACCTCACTTGTTTGTGACTGAATGTTAGCCTGAATTAATTCTTCAAAATCATCAACCGTATAATCAGTAAGCGCTTTGCCATCATCAAATGGTTGTAATACACCTTTTTCAATTAAACGATTTGCAGCTTCAACCATTGCGTCTTTAACAAGCCTTGGTCTTCCGCCTTGATTTTTACTTTCTACTGCATCATCTTCTTCATCTAAGTCCATTGGAGCATCAACTATTGCTGCTACCATAGCCTTAGCTATTTCAGGGTCCTTTGCAGATTCAGTATCATTATCATCAATTTCATCTAGGAACGATATGTCAACTTTGCTTGATTTTAAAACAGATGGCTTAGAGTCTACAGCAGTTATTATAGAACTAGCTGATGGGATACCAAGTAAATCATCTAAATTGTCAAAATCAATTTCCTCTACCGCTGTGGAGGAATTTTGTTTAGCAGCATTAGCTGCCTTTTCTTGTTCTGTCATTTTTGGTTGGTTTTATTACTGACTATGATTAATATACGCAAATTTATTTAATTCTAAATAATATTTGTTTAACTATTTTAAGTTCAAAAAAATAACTTTAACATACTATAGTTATATTGATGAAAATTATTATTTAGTAGGTTTTTTCTGATCAAATTTATTTTTATTTTCTTTTGCAATAGCTAACTCAAGTTGTTTATTTTGAGAATCAATTAAAAGCTTTTCTCTATCAAGATCAATTTTTTGTTGATTTAATCCAGCCTTGTTATTTTCTTTTTCTCTATTAAAGTTCATAGTATCAGCATATTGCTCAGTATCCCTTACATCTTTCAATACATCTTGGAAGTCTGATTGCATGTTTTTATCCATGTCTTGCATAGCACCATATCCAGCAGCCTTAATTTCTGCCTCAAGCAATCTAGATCTACGGTCTTTTTCTTTTTCACGAGATTCATGATCAAATGTCATTTGTTTTTCTGCTTTCTTAGCTGCAATTTCAGCTTCTTGAGCTTGTTGTTCAGCCTGCATCTGTTGAGCCCTTTGTTCTTCAGCCTTGGTCTCAATAGCTTTAAGCGCAACATTAATCGTTCCTAAAGAGTCTGCTTGCATTAATTTACCAAGATCATAAACAGATGCCCCTGTAGTATTGTTACTCATGAACACTTGTTTAAGTTGATCTAATAAACTTCTGTTGTTTGCATTAGTCATACAGAAAACATTTAAGTCAACTAACAAAAGATCAGTTCCATTTATTTCAAAATTTGCACGTTCATCTGGAGAAATCATTCCTTGTAGTCTAGTAGATGATTTGGTTGAATGATAATACTGTGCTAAATCAGTTCGCATTCCATGCACTCTAGGCATTAGGTGATCGCTATGCTGAATAAAGTATGTTTCTGTTTGTGCATAAGAACCAGCCATTGCCTGTTCAACACCTGTAGCTGTATTTGTTTGCCCAAGTTGTTGACCCATTCTTTGTGGATTTAATCCAACAACTTCCATACATTGTTGTTTGAAATAATTAGCTAACTGTATTCTAGACATTAACCTTTGTGATTGTTCCAAGTTTAATACTTGATAATGTTGAAAATTTGTAGCTGATTCAGTATTAGCTATAGAGGGGTCTAACGGAAGCATGCTAAAGTCTTTCATTGCAACATATGCTTTGGCTAAATTATTTTTGCCCCAATCTTCACCCATTGAATGTTTTGGAATTGCATTTTGATCAAGTACTATAACAGAACCAAGTTCATCAACTAATATATCAGCAATTTGATTATTGCATAAGTTATATCCAATTTGCGCAGGCTTCATTAGATCCACCAGTGATGTTGATTTTGTATTTCTATCAGAGAATACTTTTCCTTCAATTGGAATTTTGCAACCATACATTGTTTTGTCTCCACGGAACTGGAATCTTAAAGCTCCCGGTTTGTCTCTATCTATACCTAAGTATATTGGATCAAAATCTGTATCTGTTTCTGTATTAAAAATTGCTCTGTTATTACCAATCTTTACACCACCCCAAGTTTGATTAATCCAAAACCAATCTATATGATCACCAAAAACTAAGTTTTCAGCAGTTTCTTTTTTCTCAAATACTTTATTGTAAATTGGTTTTGTAGTAACAACATAATTCTCATCAACAATTTCAGTTATAACTGCCCCGTCTTCATCAACCTTGGTAAGATTTCCAACCTTTCTTTGTGTCTTCCAATAAGATGTAGATACCCTTAGTAATCCAGAAGTGTGTATGTCACCAGCATGTTCACTTTGTCCTATAATATATGAAACAACATCATGCGGATCATGTGCACCTTCTAAAAAAGCCATATGTCTTTTTAAATCAACACCTGATCTTCTATTAGATTCATAACTGTCATCTGAATTATATAATGAACCATCATTTGGAATTCCATCAATCATTAATCTAGCTGATCGTACAGGATGTAATAATTCAAGTGACTCTAACTGTTCGGCAGTCATAAGATAACCATACTTATCTACAACATCTGCGATTGTAAGCATATCAATCCATCCTGCCCAATTACCTTGAGAAAGGTAATGTACTCCAGGTGACTTATGATAATATGTTAATGCTGGATTTAATAGTTCAATATCATAATCATCTTCAAGCATTTTGAAATGCCAAAATTCACTGTCAGTAATTAATGAATCTCTAAAAGCGGTTTCTTCTAGTTCATCCATTTTAAAACGGTTGACATCTATGGCGTGTTGTTTAACTGCCCACTTTTCTGCCAGCGTTTGATATTTCTTAGAATAAAATTCTTCAATTTCTGGTAATTTTTTTAATGCTTCTGGATTAAGTTTTTCTTGAGCTTCTTCTGAATTAGGATCCATTCCCATCTCAACCATTTTAGCAACTAATTTTTGTTGAGCATATTCCAAAAGAACTTTTCCAATCTCTTCTGTTTTCTTATCCATAATTTCATTGTAAGAATACTCATCAATTGCTCTATAGTCAATCTTGGTATTTCTTTTAGCAAACTCAGAAACCATTGTGTTAATAATGTTTGGAATCAATGGATAAAACTTTAACTCCAATGACTCATTGTTTCCCTCAGTTAAAACATCTAACATTTCTGTCATTTCATTTTCAACTTCAGGAAGGTAGTCGCTCTTATCTATTGTTCCTTTAGCAAGCTTATAATTTTTCATTATGCGTCTTGCCTTATGCATTATTTGTTTTACACCCTGCCACTCTAACCAATCTAAATTATGCTTGGCCCACTCTTCATCTTTTTCCTCAAGAGGAATAAATTGTATTGGTTGGGTAAATACTCCAAATCTATTTTTTTTGGTTCTTTTACCTTTCTTTATATCAATAGCATTTATTATTTCCATTATCTTAAATTTTTAAAAGGATTCCGCGGCTTCTTCATAATTGAAGAGTTTCCGTTTTGTCCAATGTGTCTAAAGGGACTCTTACTTAATTTATACAAATTTTCTGACTTATGCAAGTGTTCTTCATTATCATATTCAACTCTTTTCTTTAATCCTCTACTTGCTTCTTGTATTCTAACAAAGGTAATCAAGGCTGCTAACGATACTAATCTATCAACATTCACTCCTGGTTGATAGTGCTCCATCTCAATCATACACATATAATCAGGTATTCTACTAATACCATAATACTTTTTATAAACCTTTCCATCTTCATCTGTTTCTTCATCAAGCTCTTCTCTAAGGTATTCAATTAAATAACTCAACATAATTGTTTTAAATATTGTTGAGACATTTCTCCAGCCGTATTGTTGAAATTGTGTTTTTGATTGTTGTACTTCTTTAGAGAATACAATCTGTGATGATGGCACTAAATACTTTTGTTTCCTTTTGAACTGCATATATTGTATAAACAGAGGCACGTTGTTTTCAACAACTGTCCATGCTTGATACCATTCAATAATAAGTTCAAGTTTTTCATGTGTTTTATTAATATCATCATACCTACCGCACCACGAAGCCACTATCTTATCGCCTTCAATATAAGTCTCAACCTCCCCAGTTACTTTTACTCTTTGAACTTGCACTGGATTTTTATATACATGAATAGAACATAGTGAATCTGATGTCACTGTTTTCCCTTCTGATACTGGATCGACTGAAGCATAATATGTTGTGCAAAAACTTTTTTCTTCGTCTGGCTCTTCCCATACTTGTATTGCCCCTGATTTATCTACTGCTGTTTTTTCTGTAGGATAAGTTAGTATTGGTTTCTTGTTTGTTAAGTTAGCTATTATAGAACCTGTATTGTCATAAGCTAGACTATAGCATTTGTAAGGATAGTCACCTTCCTCAATATCTCTTTTGTGTGACTTAACTAATTCTAATGGAAATAAACTTTCGCCCCTAAAGGCAAATGCTTCTTCCATATTAGTTGGTCTTTGTGAACATCTAATCTGATATGTTTCAGGATCTAAATCTTTTTTCCACTGAGCCTTTAATTCAGTTAATGCTACTAAAGCTTGTTCTACTAAAGAATTTCCAAACTCATCTATATGCGGAAGCATAGACCATTGCTCTGGAATAAATAATCCTGAATTTATTATTGCACCGCTTGAGTCAGCATATCTATTAGGAACCTCATAAAAACCATTCTTCTTTGCCTTATACATATATTTACGCAAAGGTTCACATTGCTTTAAATCACCAACCGTTCCTGATGCAATAAAATATCCTGTTGTAATTTCTCCAGCCTGTAATGCAGGCAACATAAATTCGTATGTTTTATCCATTGACTTAGCAATGCCGGCTTCTTCATAAAAAAACAAAGTACACAATCCACCAACACCAGCCGTATCTGATTGTTCAAATGACAATGCTTGTAATACACCCTTTCTACCTCTTTCTGTTTTTCTACCATTCTCAACATACTCAATTTTTTGTTGCCATTCACCAACACCACCAGGATTCATTGGCCTGTACCATGCAGTATGTTGGTTTAAAAAATTTCTGTATTCGTTAATCATTTTCCATGTACCATTTACGCCAGTCACATATGCACTTAAAGAAGAACCAATTTTTATTACCGGACCATATTCAAACCACAATACATTAACCATTTTGGCTGCATGAAAATAAGATGATCCAAACTGACGTTTTTTTAAGACAACTCCATGAAGAAATAATAACTCACCTATTATTTCATAGAGAGCCATATGGTATTGTGAATCATGTATGTCTGGAAAATCTGTTTTCTTTTTTACTTTATCAACAATTGGCAAAAAGTTTAGCCACATGTAATATTCTCGTGATAGGTAGTATTTTTTATCATCCTTAAAAAAAATCACACCCTTTCTACACTTTAATTTTTGATCATCCCAATATGTAATAAAGTCTTTTGTTCCATCTGCGGCATCACAAAAGTAACCATCCTTTTTAAATTTTATACCTTCCTTTTGAAACTCATATACTATATCATCAAACTCATATAAACCAGGTTCCTTATAATATTCAGACACAAGAGCATCGGCCATTTCTTTTCTGCTAGAAAAACTAGTTTGTATCCAAACACCGTTATCCCATGTTGGTATGTCTTCATAAATTAAACCTAGTTCATCATTAATCATCGTAGCTTAGTTTTTGACCACCTCTTGCCCTAGATGATTGTTCTTCTTCTAAATCTTTAGCAACACCCTTAAATGATTTTCTAATAGAATCAAAGTTTTTGGCCGCACTAATAATTGCAGTAATGTTCCCATCCCTACCATCTGTAATAGTTTGTGTTTCCATATAAAATGCTAATTTTTCTAGCATATTTACAATTCCATTATATGCTCGGACTGTTGGTGTCTCATACATAGATTTGCATTTATCTAACGCCATGCGTATTAACCTATCTTCAGGATCAAACTGAGCCTCAAGATCTTTTAAAATTTCTTCCTGGAGTTCTTCTTGCGGTCTATTAAAGTATGGGTTTTCAGAACTCCTACAAGACATATAAAATAAATATGCATATATTGAAAGATAGTTGTCTGGGTACTCATCCATAATTCTCTTTAGGAATGGGATTATGTGGCAGTGTTCCGTTGGCACAACTTTTCCACCTTGTATATCAAATAATTTAATGGCCATGTGTTAGTATTTTTTCTCTATTTTCTTGAACATATTTAAACATTGCAATAACTTCTTTTTTCATATATGGAAGTTCATAAGGAGTTACTTTTTTTACTAATGGATCTCCCATGGCATCCATTGCAATAACTGGATAACCATTCTTGTCTAAATGATCAATTTCAAATTCAATATGATCTAACTGAATTTTTCCTGGTGCCAAATTAAAATTATGTTTAATTATTATGTACATGTATGTACTTAATTGCAAAGCATACTCATTATAATTACATTCATCTAAATGAGAAAGTGGGCCTAGCATTTTTTTACTTTTACCACCCTTGGTAACAAAACCTTGCATTTTAATTTCTTTATTTGTTTTGTAGTCATATACATCAACTGTATCATGAACCACTTCAATTCTATCGCCCTGCCCACATATTCCAACTGATTTAAGATAAACCATGTGTTCAGGATATATACCCTCTACTAATTGTTGATCCGGAGCCAATTTAACTAATCCATCCATTAATGGATTAATTATAATTAATTCTTTTCCCTTTCTGGTAATTGTGTTACAGGAGAGAACATCTCTTTCTCTTTGATCATGATACCATGAGCCAAGAGTTATTGCCCTTTTATTTTCTGATGCCCACAAATCAATAATTTCTTGTGGTGTAAGTTTATTGTATTTAGGATTTTTTCCTTTAGAGCAGGCTTCTGCTTGCGCTTTTGTATCAAAGGGTTCTTTAAAAAAATGTATTAGTCTTGTTACACTAATCCAATCAATTGGGTCGCATTCATCAATACTAATATACTTGTGTTCATCTGCATAAAATTTTACACTCATATCATTTCAGATTTAGTTTCTAAAAAAGTTCTTCCTAATCTAACTATATCGCTATCTGTGCTTTTCAACATCTCCTTTGCTCTAAAGTAATCTATTGATGAAATAGTTCCAGAAGCAAGCAAATCAGCGGCAAATTCTAAATTAATATAATATTGTTCATGTGAATTTACAATCCAAGTATTAGTAGATGTGCATGTTCCATTCCATGTGCTAGTTGTCATCATCTTGTAGTTTTTTATTTAATAAATAATACTCTTCATGTGAAAGAATTGATTCCCATTTGCCTTCTGGGCACTCTGATCCAAGTGCGCGAAGTTTTAAGCCCATGCTACATCCGCATGAACTACAACAAGGACCTGTTCCAGGAACTAAACATTTATCTCCAGGTAAATCTACAAAAGAACAACCTTTGCAAATTTTCCATCTATCTGCCGCTATCTCTTCTACATGCTCATTCTTAAAAATATTATTTTTAATACCCTCAAGTATTTGACCTTTACTTTTCCAGATCTTTATAACGTTTTTCATATATTTCTTTATAATATTCATTACAGATTTCTAAACCTTTAATCTTAGAATCAAGAAGAGCTTTAGAAAGGTTATACTTAATAACCTTCTTGAAATCTTCTTGTGTTTCACCATCTAGTATTTTTTTAAGACCATCAATATCTCTTTGTAATTTTTTTCTACTTAATCTAAGTGTTCCTAGTCCATGTAGATATATTGTGGGATGCTCTAATGATTCAATTTTTTTAGCTACCCTTTCATAATAAAAATCTACAACATCTTTTACTAACTCTTCAGACAGACCTAAATGCTCTGCTGTTTTTTTAATTAGATCCTTACCCTTTGTTGGTCTCAAGATAATATATTTTTAAGTTTAATAATATAGTACCCTCAGATAATAATTCCAGCTCTTTATTAATTGAAACTAATTTGTTTCCCAAACCACTTCTGGTAACTAGATCATCTTTAACACATTTTGTAATAAAGTTACGCGTAGTTTGTACATTTCCAAATATGTCTTGAGAAACAACTTCTGTACAAAAATCAGACATGTTAATGTCTCCATATAGTCCCAATAGCGATAAACAATCTAATTGTGCTGGACTCAGCCTTATTTTTTTAATAAAGCAGTGCATGTTTATTTGAAATTTAATTATTTCAATTAAAGAAAGCGGCACTTGCTTATTAACAACTAATGCCTTTGCCATATTATTCTGTTTTAGGCTTTAAGCTTTCTTCAGCATCATCTTCAATTTCATCTTCAGCCTCTCTCATGGCAAGGTCAAGCTGCATAAACTTTATTGAAAAATCAAAAGCTTCAAGTTGAGCTTTTTTAATACGCGCTTTTAGTTCTTCAACATCACAATGAGCAGTAAGCATTACTTTTTGATCTCTGTAATATTCTAGTGTTTTTTTGCGCATCTCCTGCATCTCTTGCGGAGTCATGGTTGTTTCTTTTTGGTTGGTTTCTTCTGACATAATATTTATTATTTATATGCCAAATATAATAATAAATATTTAACTAATAAATATTTATTAATAAAAAACAATTTATATTATAAATTTGATTATTTTTTTCTAGCATTATTACCTTTACCATTTCTGGCTCGGTTTGTTGATGCCACCTCACTTACTAGTTTTCCTTTTTTAGTGTGTGACTTATCTAGACCATCTTTGTTGCCATAAGTTCCAGACTTTCTATTGGCAGCATTGAGTTTTTCTCTATACTTAACTCTGCTTGGTGAACTATGGTATTCTTTATTATACGCATTCTTTTTTTTTCTTGCATCTGAATTTTCAGCAAAATACTTTGCAGACTTACTTGTTCCTGTAGATTTTCCCGCTAATGTGTTTCGTGCCATTATTCACCCTTTAGATTCTTTAACATCTTTATTACTCTTGGACAAGGATACATATCTGATTTATCTTTTCTTACTGAGTTGTGTGTAAAGATACCTTTATTTCCTTTAAGTGCATCAAGATCTATATCCCATATAGATTCATTATAGTCTTTGGGTATATCATAAGTTTCACAAAGATATACTACTAATTGTCTCAATGATTCTATCTGAGCATCTGTATATGTAAACCAATGTTTGTGGTTTTTATAAGGCTTTTCTAAAGTTGTCACATTAGATGCATTTACTTCTCCACCTACATAATTATAGTACTTACCATTTTTAAAAGATATTGGTCCCCAATTACATACTTCAATACCTATACTTATAGGATCTAAAGATATGTAAGGAACTTTGCTAGCTTTAAAGATGCTTTCTTTTAATCCTAAATGATATGCCCAATCTCTAGAACTAAAACATTGTACTATTGTACCGTTTGCTCCTATAATAAAAGCTGTAGCAACTCTTTCAGGTTTATTATCAAAATACTTAGCTACAGATAAAGCATCCGGACCACCGGCTGTGTGGTGCAAATAGATTTGTTTCTTTTCATGTTTTACTTCCATAAACTGACCAGGTCTTAACCTGTGTTGAACTATTTTACTTATATCTAATTTCATAATACATCATCTTTTGTGTCCTTGTATGCACTTGTAACGGTTTTAATAGTTTTTTTAATTCTATTAAAAGAATTTGATACACTTTTTAAAATGTTATTCTTTGATATGTCAAACCAATTTTCATTTATTGAAGATACTTCCATAAGACAAAGTATTGCCAATAAAATGTTAGTACATATTGCGGGTGTTATAATTAAAACTTGTAAATTAAAAACCTTTAACATTGCTGATATAAATGGTGTTAATGCATAATAATCAATTGGAAATATAACTGCTGCCATTACTAAATAACCAGCAGTCTTATGTAAATAACCTAATCTTAATATTCTAGATTTAAATACATCTTTATATTTTCTATTTGTTTCTTCAGCTATTTTTTTAAGTGATATTAATTTAACAACAGTATCTACAAAAATTGTAAACATTAAAATTAACACAAGCATTTGTATAGGAGCAAAAAAAGAGAACATAGCACTAAAAAAGAAAATTAAATTTGTTTTCATAACACTGGAATTTGTGCTTTTATTATTCTATACACTATATATAGGATTACTAAAATTAACCATATACCACCAAACCAAGCTAAGAAATTTATCCACCCGGGAATATATTTAATCTTTTCTGGTTTAAGTGTTTTGGTTATAGTATTGGTATGATATATATCATTACCCTTGATTGTTTTATAGATTGTTTCAACTTTGGCTTTTGTGTAGTACACATTATTTTGAAGTTTTGTTTGCAGACTTACTAGCTTACCATCCTTATCTCTAAGGTCACCATTTAGTTTAGATATAACATTACCAAGAGAGTCACAATAAAGTGTATCTAATAGCGTTATTGTTTCTCCAGGGATAGTTATGGTTGTGTCTTTAACTTGTATTACTGTTATAGTGCTATCTTTTTGTGTACACAAAGGGCAATATTTAGCAAGTCTTTTTTCAAGAGAACATGAAGATAAAAGTATAAGTAGTATAACTAAGTATTTCATATTATTATTTTTTAATATATCTTACTTAATACAAAGTTTTTTGTAGTTAATGAATTTCCAGCATTTACTGTATTCCACTGTATTGTAATATTAAGTGTATTATTTACAGTAGTATCAAAAGTTGTATTATTAACTGTACTTAATACATATCCTTCAAAATTAGTTCCTCCATTTCTAATATAAGAAAATTGCCCTCCTGATGAAATAGATGCAGTTGTAGGAGCTCCCAATGTTCTGATTGTAAAATACAGATTCATTATCCATGACTTGTTAGTTGCGGCAGCCATAGTAATTATTCCAGTATCGGCAAGAATTACTCCGGCTGCTGTTTTAACATGCACATGCAATGTTGCTGAACTTACACAAGATATTATACCATCTAATGCGCATACAAAAGAATCTCCAATAGAGAATCCATTTGCAGGTACAGTTAATGTTCCTACCCCTGGTCCTATTATTGTTGTTTCTACTGTTGTTGCTGTTACAGGTGTGCTATCAGCAGTTTGAGAATAAAATCCACTTAATAAATTAGGAGGAAGTGCGGCAGATTGATCTAAGTATATTACAGTGCTCATCTTAATCTATATAAGTTATGAGTAATTCAGCACCTAAATTTGAAAGTGTATCTGCGGTAAAAGATCCAGCAATAAGATAGTTGTTTAATGAACCTGCATCAAAATTAATAGTTTGTCCAGGACTTAATGGTGAACCATTTATAATGGCATCTGCTGTACCTACACTAGCAAAAGAAGCACTATAACATTGCGGAAGAACTGATACATTTCCTATATCTCTAATAAACCTAGGTGTTCTTGCATTTGGATTTGTATTTGTTTGAATAAGGGGTAAAGTACTAGTGTCTCCTTGTATAGTAGTTAATGAAGAAGCCATTGCTACTAAATTAAGTGTATACGAAGTAATTAATGCTAAATATGTATTAGGATTAATATATGTTATTGGTGCTGCAGGAATTCCCGGAACATTTGATCCAGCTAAATAATAAACTGGAGGATTAAATGTTGTTCCATTCCAGATTCTTATTTCTAACCATGTAACACCAACACTATCTACTACTAGCATTGCTTCATAGTCAGTACCATTTTGCAATGAACTTAATATTGCTAATAGCGTAGCCTCTACTTGATCAGTATTACCTTCAATTAGTTTTAATTCATCAACAGTACCTTGTAATCCTCTTAAAACATTTAATTGCCAATTAGCATTTAAGCCATCTGAATTTATAATAGACATAGTTTCTTATTTTTTATTTTTTACTAACAGTTATATATCTTGCTCCAAATAAATCAAGTGGGCTAAATGAACTAATTATAAGACTAATGTATACAGTAGATGTCCAGTTTATTGGAACAGATGAAAACACTGTATCAAATAATAATCCATTATAATTTGCATTTGCTGCTAATATTGCACCATCTGAATTAGAATCATTTGTATCTGTAATATTAATATAGTATATTGAATTACCATTTATTGCAAGATCTCTTTCAATTTTCTGTCCTCTTTGAGCTATAGTTGTTGTTACTGCGCCACCTAATCTTGTTCCAGTAATAAGTGTAGTGTTTAATACAGGCAACGTAGTTGTTATATATGCTTGTATTTTAAACAAACCATTCGTGCCAATCTTATTTACTGAAGCAGTTAGTCCTAATACAGCTTTAGTAGTTGCATTAAATGTATTTGCTGGAATAGTAATAAAATCTGCAACATATGGTGAAGCTGATGGATAAGAATATTGAGGTGAATTATTAACTTGTGTAAAAGCATAACTGCCTGATCCAGATGGACCCTGAATTCCTTGAGCACCTTGAGGACCAGGAGAACCTTGAGAAGCTAATAATGCCCAATTTAATGGATCTAAATTAGGAGAAAGTAAATTGGGTCCTGTTGGATTAATACAAAACCATGATGCTCCAGCATAACCTACAGCATCATCAAGTGCATAAACTGCAAGTGTATCCCAAGCACCTTGCCAATTTAATCCTGCCGGTCCTACCGGGCCTGCTACTCCTTGTGAACCTTGTGGTCCTTGAGCACCAACTGGGCCAACAGTACTTCCTACAGCTGATGTAATGGAGTTTATTAAGTCTTCTCCTGTAATTACAGTTGTTACATAACTATCTTCTCTATCACTTAGTCTTACTCCTAAAGGAATTAGGTCTTTAGGAGCAACTGTTTTAGATACAAATCCCTTTTTAACCCAACTTACAAAATTTAATAATTCCATTTTTATTTATTTTTTAGATTCCAATGCCTCTACTTTAGCAGACAATTCTTTAATTGCTTGTACTAATATAGGAATTAATTTTCCATAACTTGCTTCTAACTTTTCTGGGTTCTCTTCATATACTAGGCCTAATGTTTCAGCCATTTCATATTTTTCTTGAGTAGACTTTAAATCTTGAGCAATAAATCCAAAGTCTTTTACACCATGTTTTCCAGACTCATCTCTATCATTCCAAACAAACGATACAGGATTAAGCTCTTTGACAAATTCCAAGCCTACTGCTAATTCAGCAACTTCTTCTTTGTCTCTAGAATCTGATAATGAAGTAATGGAAGTAACTGCGCAACGTAGTACATTGTGAGATGAGTTACCTAATGTAATTGAATTGCTAGCAGTAAGTGATGCTTTTACAGAGTCTGTTCCTATTTGAATATTATTATTACCTGTTATGCCCGTTCCCATGAATGTAGTAAATTTACCTAAAATAACATTATCGTTACCTCCTGCAAAAGACCAACCTGCATCTTTACCAACAAAAGTGTTATTGTCTCCACTTCCACCTGCATTTGCATACCCGTTAGTGTTGCCAACAATAACATTGCCATCACCAGTGTTTGTAAACTGTAACCCCGCTCCAAAACCTACAAATGTATTTCTGTTACCACTTGCTAAATTTCCTCCTGCATTACCACCAAGACCAGAATTATTACCACCCGTTGTTAGTTGTAATAAAGAATAAGCTCCAAAAGCATCATTTTGAATACCGTTTGTTACAGCTCTTAAAGCCCAAGAACCTACAGCTGTATTTCCACCACCGGCATTAGCCTCTAAAGCTTGATGCCCTATAGCAACATTGTCTGAATGGTATGTCGCTGTTTTTAAAGACAAGTCGCCTATTGAAACACTACGAATTCCAGTTGTAATTGCTTGACCAGATTGATCTCCTAAGCAAATATTATTTGTTCCGTGTGCTGAAACTTCAACTCCATTTACATTAACAACATTGCCTGCTGTTGGATTTATTATATCTACGTTTATTGTACTCATGGTTATTTATTTTTTAATTGTTTAACTTCTTCTGATAATTCCTGAATAGCTTTAACTAAAATTGGTATAAGTTTACCATAACTAGCCTCTAATTTCTCAGGATTTTCTTCATAAACTAATTTAAGTACATCAGCTAATTCTGCATCTTCTTGAGATTTCTTTAAGTCTTGAGCTATAAATCCAAAATCTTTAGCATCATGTCTACCATCTTCATTTCTGTCATCCCATATAAATTCTACAGGCTTAAGAGTATTTACAAAATCAAGTCCTGCAGATAACTCAGTAATTTCTTTTTTATCCCTGGCATCTGAAAGAGATGTTATAGATGTAACTGCACATCTTAAAACATTATTAGAGCTATTGCCCAGGGTAATTGAGTTAGCAGTGCTAGTACTTGCTTTCGTAGCATTTCTCCCTATTAATATATTATTAGAACCAGTTTGGGCAGATGTGTAAGGAGGAGCAATATCATAAGCCCCAATAATTATATTACCATCCCCTCCAGCATAATTCCAACATGCATTAGTGCCTAACAAAATATTATGATTACCCGCAGTTGGTGTTCCGCCACCACTTGTTCTTGTTCCTAAAGTTGTGTTATTAATACCACCAGAAAATTGAGAGCCGCTTTCATATCCAATAAAAGTATTATGATCACCAGAAAGAAGTTGCTCTCCTGCTCCTAAACCAAATCCAGAATTGCCAGTTGTAGATGGAGTTAATTGAAAAAATGCAGCTGCCCCAACAGCAGTATTACCATACGATGCCCCTCCACTCATAGCTGAAAGTGCACCTCTTCCAATTGCAGTATCATTTATACCATCTCCTAACTTATAAGCATCGTGTCCAACAGCAGTATTAGCTTGCCCAATGGTTGATGATTCCATTGCATTTGTACCAACCGCTGTATTTAATGTACCCATTGTAGGATTGATTCCACCAACAATTGATTGTCCTGCATTTAAACCTATAATGGTGTTATTAACAAGGGGGTTTACAATTTCAATTCCATTTACTGTGACCATATTTCCGGTCATTGGATTTATTATATTTGTATCTATGTCTAAAACTATTAATCCTGCTGGCATATTATTTATTTCTTAAAGTTTATAATTTTTATTATGGTATTATTGTTAAGGTTGTTCCTACTGGAATAGTTAATGTTTTCCCTACACACATTGCTAAGGGTGATTTATATGTTAAGTTTGAGTTAGCTGGTAATGTAATATCTTCATTAATACATCCTACTACTGTAAATCCATTTGCCCAAATTGAAGCTGCAATGGCTGTGGTTGATGGGGTATTAGGAGTTATATTAAGTTGATCAATAAAATCTTGAACAGTAATTGCGCCAACAACATACTCATCAGTTCGTCTGTTATCTCTAAGACCAACAGGAATTAATGTTTGCGCAGGATTAACCTGAGTAACTACGCTTTTTGATTTTACCCAGTGTATAAAATTTAATAATTCCATGATTTATATGTTTAGTTACTATAATATACTAAAAATTATTCAAATAACAAAACTATTATTCTACAGATGTAAAAGTTTTTCCATCATACAGATCTCCTATACTTACATTTTGATTCATATCTATTTCTATATATAATAAATCTGTCATATGAGATATATCTGAATCGGCTACAATTACTCCTTCAACTATACCATTTTCTATTATTACAAATTTTTTCATTAAAAATAAGTTATGATTAAACAAAAACCATTTCCTCCAGTTCCACCAGCTCCTGAGTTTACACCATTTAAAGATGCACCACCACCTCCTCCTCCTGCACCAGGACCACCATTACCACCCGCACCTCCACCTACTGTACCAATAGCATTTCCAGAAGCTCCCCCTCCACCGGCGGTTGAAAAAAATAATCCTGCAGGGCTATTAGTTATTAAACTTCCATTACCTCCAGCACTACCTACTAATGTTCCTCCTGCAACAGTTGCTATTATTTGACTTGAAGACATACCTGTTAAGTTAATACCTCCTCCTACATTTTGTGCATTTACTGCACTAAGACCCCCCCCTATTCCTCCTGCCATTAATGGTCTAGACGCATAATTTTGTATGCCCCCTGATAAATTACCAGGACCTGATGAACCTGAAGCAAAATTAGATGTGTTATAAAATATTCCAAAAATTATTGAATTTCCTAAAGTACTACCTGATTGTGCAACTGCTGTTCCACCGAGTCCACCAAAACCATTTGCAGAACAAAGTATTGCATTAGTAGTTGTGCCTGAACCACCAAATATAGAAACAGCACCTGTGCCTCCTGCTGTACCATTAGTATTATCAACAGTTATAGCAGGTGCAGCGGTTCCTCCTGCACCAATCCAAATATTTTCTGTTGCCGCTAAGTTATTTGCATTTATTTTAGAAATATTAACAAAGCCTGATGAACCACCTCCACCACCATATCTTGCAGTTGAAGTAAGACCTCTTCTTCCTGATGCACCTCCGCCAGCTCCTCCTACTAAATAAATTTCTACATATTTTGCATTAACTGGTTTTGTCCATATACCACTGCTTGTAAAAAGCTGAGTATCAATAGTAGGTACTGCGGCAGTATAATTAGGAATATTTAATGTTCCTCCTGTAGATAAAGTAGATACACCTGATGTGCCTGTATTTGTTAAAGTTAAAATTGGTTGATAAGTTAAAGCTGCAGTAGATGCAGTAAGATAAGGGCCTAATGCAGAACTATCAATATAGCCAGCTGGATTAGTAGATAACGGATAATAACTTAGATCATAAGTAGGTGTACCATTAACCCATAATACAGAAGGATTAGGATAAGTACCGGATAAGTTTCCGCCTGCGGGTCCAGTGGGAGCCCCTCCTCCACCACCTGAATTTTTAGGCTTCCCATTTTTATCAACTATTTCAATAGATCCAAATGCAAAAACTTGCCCTATTGCATTTACTACTTGCATTAGAAAGTAAGTTGTAGTTTGGTGCCATATAGCACATAACTTGTGTTTGGTATTGTAGATTCTAAAACTATGTTTTCACCCTCTTCAATAAAGTATGTAAAATTATCGGTGAGCGTATCACCCGCAGCCATGTCTACTCTATATATGGTGATTAGAGATGCTGTAGCAGCGTCATACTTTGATATTTGAAATGTGTGAGGGTTGCTATTATTAACTCTTATTGCAGTAACTTTTATTATAAATTTTGCAGGAACAATGCATAGTGTAGTGCCTGCAACATCTATAATTCCTTGTAATGAAAACTCGCCAACTGCCATTTAATATTTATGTTAATTTTCTTTAGGTATAACCTATAATATACAAAAAACATTCTAGTTATGCAACCTATATAAACAATAAAAACCCTGTTTTTGCAAGGTCTTTATAATTAGTATTAATATATCCCAATGCAATTAGACTCTTGGGCTACAAATTTTGTACCTCCATCAATGTCTACTACATCACAATAAGATAATTGACGCGGAGTGATTAAAACTTCATCACCCTCTTTACAGAATGTAACATTTTCTCCTACAGCAAACACCTTTAATCTTGTATAATGTTTTACAAGATCTTTTTCTAGCGATGCTTGTGCTTCTTGACTTAGTTCTAATCCTTTAATTTTGGATTCATAAGTTGGTTTGTTTAAAATAACCACATTTCCTTGATACTTTTTCATACTTTATTATTTATTTAATTATTACATTTTTTAATCTTGATAAAACATCTGCTGCGGTATGCCCGTCATAAGCTTGTTTTATAATTATTTCTTCAGGACATTGAAACAAATCCCAATCTGACATTTCATAATGATTTGAAATTTGACCATCTGGAAGAATTGCCATTACAATAAACCACCCTCCATTATAACACGGAGTACCATCGTTATGACAAGTTGATTTATGTACATCATAAAGGCCTTCTTTAGCCCACGCATTAAATGCTACGGCATTATACATTTTTCTAAATGCATATAGTTCATCAAAGGTGTGGTGTCCATCAGATATATTACCTAGATCCTTAAGACCATCTTTATCATAAATCTTATTGAACTCTTCTTCTTCCGCTACATAATATCCTTCATACTCATGCTTAACAATCATGTCTCCTATATGAGCACGAGTTGGCCCATTTATAGTATCAACTTGAATTGTAGGGTGACCTTCTTTAACAAAGAGAACTGACTGTTCTCCGTCCATGAACTCAGATATTTCATCCATTGTTCTTAATGACGCATCAACAAACTTAATTGCTTCTACTACTGTTGGTTTTTTTATGTATATCATAACTATTTTAATTTATAAAATTTACCTAATATATTACCATTTAGAAACTCGTCATTCTCCAGTACTCCTAATGAGAACTGGTACTTACATTCATAATACGACAGAGTCTGTTTACTATAGCAAATCATTATTATCTCTCTACGGATAGCAATCCCTGCTTTATGTGCAAGCTTTAATACTTCATTGCTACTATAGTAATTTTGATATGTTGATTTGCGAACTCGCTTATATGTCTTCAGACGTTTATCACTTGGTAGATCCTTTTTGCTTAACTTAGTCTTTACATCAGCATAGAAATTCTTCTTACCGATATATCTGTAGGAGTGGTCATTAGTAATTGCAAGCATCTCATACACAAACCCAACAGCACCCTCTGGGATCATATCTTCAGTAAACTCCTTTCCTTCGTATACCCACATTATGCTTTGTTTCTGTTTCGCAACTGCTCCATAAGGATCTTCTTATCCTCATAGATCTCTTTTTTTAATGAACCAACTTCTTCATTAATAGAATACTTATAATAAGCAGGCGTTATCTGATCTGTACCAATACCTATACAAAAGTAATGCGTATAAATCTTTATTCTGAGGCCGTTCATTATAGTATGTCTGACAGTCATGTCACAAATGTATAATTATTTTCCTTGACCGCGATATATTTTTTTATATTTTTTTGAAGACTTTAATTGTGAGCTACCAGACTTAGCATGTATCCCTGGTCTAGAAATCTTTTTTGTTACTTTAGTGGTCATACCACTGTCTTTAATTTTTGCCATGATTATTATTTATTAACAGTTCCATTTCCGAAGAGCAAGAGTCTTTCTTGTAGGTTTTCCATTTGGTTTTTTAGCAGGACCTGGCATACCAGACATTCTAGCACAAAAACTTTTTCTTCTCTTAGCATCTTTGCTTCCTGCTTTTAACTTAGACGGCTTAGTTGTTACTGCTGTCTGAAGTTTACTGCCGGGATTAGCTGCTCTATAAGATGCTACACCCTTTGCATTCAATCCACCTTTAGGATCCTTTCCTTCTTTTCTGGTCCAAGCTGCTGTCTTTGCCATTATCCTTTCTTTTTAGTAATTGGTTTTTTCATATTGCGACCAATCATCATTCCTGCTTGAAAAGATTTTTTAACCTTTTCTCCACACTCTGACTTCTTTGATGTTTTTGTAGATACTTTCTTTGCCATTACTTTTTCTTTTTAGTTTTAATCTTTTTTTCTTGCTTAAGCATTTCTTTAGTAGGTGCTTTGCCAGAACCTTTATTAGCTCTGATATTATCCCACAAACCTCTTTGTGAAGTACTACCATCTTTTCTTTTGATCATTTGCTTAGCCATTGTTTCTTAGTTTTTTGTTGGTATTGGTGTTCCTACAGGATAGGGT